CATTTACATCAGTTGAACTTATATAAGCTGCTTCCGCTGAAGTTGGGTAAACATAAATTCCACCTTGTGTCCAAATAGTTTGTTCTACATTAGTAATTGCAGGATTATCTCCAAATTTATAAAGAGCATTAACACCAGGTATCTTGCCTGCTGCAACATCTAAACCAAAAGGTAGTTCTCTATTTACATTATTACAACTCATGTTACCTCATTGTATACCAAGAAACTCTTTCGACTTCTTGTTTTAATTCTTCTTGATAAGAAGTATTTAATTTATCTTTCAACGTTCTTAAGGACTGAGATATCTGTCTTTGGTTTTCCTCAGTATAAGTAGGAGTTGGTTCTGGTATATTAATATCTACTTTAGCCATTATCCCCTCATACCATCTGGTTGAATATCTGCTCTAAATGTTCCGAATCTCCAATTTTCATCTGTTGAAGTATTTGCAATTCTTAAACTAGCAAACCTTGATCTTGCTCGAGTGTCCACTTTATCTGTAGAACTTGTTATTGTAAACGGACCTAGTGGTGAAGATGTTGCGGTGTCCGTTGGATAGTCTCTTAGTCTAATTGTAACTTCAGCATTACCAGTTAATAATTTAAAATCAGGTACAAATCTTCTCATAGACATAAACATTTGACCATCACCTTCTATTGCTAAATCAAAATCTCCTGATTGAATGAACGCAGGTATTGCAGTTTTATTACCTGCAGAATCTACTTCATTATTACCTACTTCATGTTCATAATAAGTTGAGGCACCATTTACATTTGTTACTCCTTGTATGATTGGAAATGTAGGAGTTCCTGTTGAATTAAATTGAGTAGCATATGGATTATCAAATAATGTTGAATCATGCCAAGATGTTCTTGATAAAGATCCAGTTGTCCAAGTATTTTCTGTGTAATTATATGTAACCACTCTATCTGGTTCTGTTGATCCGTCCTTAGGATAAAACCAACTTATCTCTTCATATAAATGATTTAAACCAGCATATACTTGCTCACCTGCATTATAATTAATTCCAAGATTGTCACCTTTACTGGTAAATACAAAATCTTCTACTAAGCACGGCACTGATTTAACTGTACCATCAAACACAAAAAATCCTCCTGCTTGACCCATCCACCATACAGCTCCGTTAACATATTTCATTGCGTGTTGACCAATAGCTCCACAATTACTTCCTACTTGTCTTATAGAAAACGTAAAAGGTGGACCAACAAACTGCATTACATATGCAGAAGTATCTGTTAGAATTAAAATATAATCTTTAGCTTTTACTGCCCCTACTATTTTTACACCAGAATCTAATCTAAATGTACCTGCAGTATTAATAGAAGTTGGTGTATAATCATTAATATCTTCTTGATCCGAAAATCTTATAAACATTTTATCTTGTGTTTGTTCACTACCAATTGTTGTTTCAGTTCCAAGTATAATTAAATGCCTATCTCTCTCAGATACAATAGACATGACGGATCGTGTTGGTGCTCCGCTTACAACGGTTGCTCTTGTTTGTAAAGCAGCGGTCGATACTTCAAGTGGATTCCATTCATATGTTTTACCATTTTTAACGGTTGCAATTAACTTTTGTCCAAAGTGATCTAACGACCATGATGCAGGATCAAGTATCACTGATGAACTTGTAGCTGCTTCTCCCCATGCAGTATAAAATTCTACTGATGCTCCGTCAGAGTGAGCTGATCTTGTACCTGCTACATCTCTAGTGATTCCAGTTAAGTCATTACCTGATACACCTGTATATGAAATAAATTCTGCTCCAACTTTAATAGTACCAGAAGTCGGAAAGCCAGTTGTCGATGTAAGTGTAATAGAAGACCCCACACCTCCTGTACCATTGGTATCATCTAGTAAGGCTCCATTTAAAGTTGAGACAACTCCAGATGCTCCACCAAAGGTTGAAGTACCCCAACCGTAGCCGTAACTTTGTGTAAGTGGTCCTGGTTTAATGTATGGATTAACTGTTGCAGCTCCACCTGCAGAAACAGTTGCTGTTGCAGCAGTTGCCATAGTAATTGTAAATGTGTCGTTTGTTGGAACAGTTACTACTTCAAAAGTAGTAGTTTCAAAGTCCGCATCTACATATCCTGCTCCTGGTGTTGTTACCGATGTAAATGTAAAAAGGTCTCCTACAGATAATCCATGAGCAACTTTGTTTACAGTAACGGTAGCCGAGGTATCTGTTGTGTCAAAAGTAATTCCTGTAATAGCAGTGTCTAAAGGAGTGATATCGTAAAAGGCTCCCTCGTAATATATTACCAAAACTTTATTAGTACCGAGAGCTGCGTATCTTCTTCCATCTAAGTCCGCCCAAACAAGCTGTTCTCTCACAGCTCCAGCTAAGGTATTTGAAATTATTTGTTGCCAACCCCCTATTTTTTCGGGTAGTCCATATCTAAACCGAACAAAATCACCATCAGTCCACTGTCCTTCAGCTCCTGTTGCGGTTACTTGTTTGTTAAATCCCGGTCTTATTTGTACGTTTGTTAAAGGCATGGTTAATTATATCATAGCCTGAATACTAAATCTATTTAATCAAATGTTTTACCATCTAATTTACCGTGCTCTTTTACATCGCCATATTTATCAGTCATTTCAGCTATTATTTTACACAAAGCATTAGAAAATAAGTAACAACTTCTTTTATCTAATTTAAAATAACCTCTTATGAGAATCCAAAATATTTCTTTTTTAGAAAATTTTAATTCCAGATGTTTTTCTTTTATTTTAAAAATCATTTTAAGCTACCAACCATGAAGTTACAATATATTTTTCACCTTGTAAAGGTGGGTTGCCTCTGTGAACATAAGGAAAATCTGTAGGGAAAATACATATTCTTCCTTTAACAGTATTTACTCTTTGGTTTAACAACAAAAATTCAGTCTCTCCACCATTATCAATAGAATTTAAATAAACTGAAAAAACTAAAGCTCTCTTACAAAAATGAGAATAATTTCTTTCTACATGCCAAACATGATAACCTTGTCCAGGAATTGTTTTTTGAATTTTCATGCTTGTAAAATGTAGCTCTTTAATATTACAAAAGTTAAAAAAACTTGTTTCTTTATCATATATTTTCAAACATTCAGTAATACTTTGACAAAGCATTTCAAATTCACCTGACCAATTATTATGCTTAGCAATATCCATAGCCATATCATTTTTAACATTCGCAGCAACTTTTTCAGATTGAACTCTAGAATAAGCTAAATTACTTTTATTTTTTTCAAACATATTTATTATAAAATCACAATATTTATGTTCTAAAAAATTATCAAACACACCTATGAAATTATTTATTTTAAATTTTTTTTCCATTATATTAAACAATTCTCTCTTGCATTTCTCTTATCATATTTAAAGTCTTTGTAAATTCCGTTTTGATCTACATAATGTAAAAAACTTTGTATGTGGTAATCCCCTTCAAAAGAATTTCTCCAATGTTCTACTTCGCATCCAGCGTATATGACTGCATCTCCTGGGTTCATTTCTAACGGATTATTATCCATATAGATAGGCCATTTAGTTCCATCACTGCACCACATAGTAGAAATAGAAATTTCACATGAAGGTCTATCTTTGTGTTTTTTAAGATCTGAATTAAAAGTATATACTCTTGTGTAAGAGTAAGTAGGAAATAAATCTAAACCACTTTCTTTTTCAACTAAATTTAGCTTTTTCATTAGTATAGTATCTGTAAAACTATCTCCATAAAATTGAGAATCTAAATTATTACTTTGATGCAAATCAAAATCCGACATATTTCTTTTATGTAATAAATTAAAATAATAAGATCCTATTTCAACTTCCTCTTGTGTAAGAAAGTTTTTTATTAATTTGTATTTAAATTGTTTTATACTACCCATGATACTATTGAAAACCGTGTTCCTTCAGTAACTTCTTCCACAATATGTGGATATAGAAAATTGCTTGGCCACATAATAAGCCTTCCAGGGCTAACATCTATTTTTTTCATAAAAATTTCCTTAGGATTATAAAATTTTAAACTTCCTCCTTGATAATCATTATTTAATAATAAAATAAAAGAAAGTTCTCTTGGGGCTGAAAAAAAACTATCAGTATGTATTTTATAAAAACCTCCTTGGGAATATTTTAATATACTAATATCAGTTATAGCATTTAAATGATGTAGAGTTTTAAATGTTCTTCTATAATCATGTGTAGCATTCCAAATAATTTTCGATAATAAATTACACCAATGATATTTAGTTCTAGACTTATCTTCCCAGTTCGTTAAATTTAAAAGTTCGCATTTCCTTATTTTTGGATTTTGTGTATTTTTTGAACCCACACCAGCGGATTCAAATTTCTGTGTGTTTGACCATTTAATTATCGATGATATACAACTTAAAGGAATTGCATTGTCATACACTTTTATAAAATCATTTAAATCCACGAGTGTGTTATATAAAAATTTTTATATAATGTCTACTAAACTAAATCTGCTAAAAATACTTGAGGACAGTTAGGTAAATTATATATTAAAGAATTTAAATTTTCATTATCTGCGATAGAAGTTATTGAACTAATATCAATACTATCTAAAAAATTTAAAAAATCGTTTTTTTCACTTTCACTATATATAAGTGGACCTTGACAAATACTTTGAATACTTTTTTTCAAATGCTCTATATGAGCATCAATTTTATTTTTTATTTCCACGGGATCTGTTATAGTTGTAGGTGTTGCTAATGCAGATGTATCTATAGTTTCAAGAGTTACAGTATCTCCATTTATTACTAAATCTTTTCCACCTATAGCTATTGTTCTAAAATCAGAATCAGAAACTTGTTTAGCTATTGATCCTGGTTCCCTTAACAACCAAAGATTTTTTTTCTCTTCTGTTGAAGCTAATCTAAATAAAGCATTATTTTTTAATATAATATATTTCATAATTTTTAACTGTTATCAAATACTAGTAAAGCACCCACTCCATTTGCTGATTGGTCTCTTGGAGAACCAGAAATAATATTAGCTACCTGATTATCTGGGCCTAATTTTCCAAAACCAAATATCCTACCTTGGTCAGAGGTGGTATATACAGCAGTTCCTGAAGCTACAGTTCCAGGATTACCAGTTCCATAACCTTGCCATCTACTTCCTCCTTGTCCTCCATTTAAAAGAAATACAGTGCTTATGTAAGTAGAACCTCCAGGATTTCCAGGATCATTTTGGTTACCCGGAAAAGTTCCTGCTGCTCCAATAGAATAAGGTTGAGAAAAAGGTGGAGTTATATTTGCTGTCATAATTGCCATCATACCATTACCTCCACTAAAACCGTTAGAAGGGGTGGCAGCAGGATTATTCCCGCCTCCACCACCTCCGCCAGAACCAGCATAGGCATATAATTTGTTAGCATTACTATTAAAAGTTCCTGAGTTTGGCCCTACTGCACCTAAGACAGGAAAAAAACCACTACTAGCAGCAGCACCACTAGCAGCAGCAGTTATTCTCCCTTGAGCATCTACTGTAATAGATGCTGTTGTGTAAGAACCTGCAGTAACTGCAGTATTTGAAAGTTGATCTGGACCAACCGCATCGTTTGCAATTTTTGCACTTGTAATTTGAAGGTCTGAAATTTTTGCAGTAGTAATTGCGTTGTCTGCAATTTTAGCTGTAGTTACTTGGTTTGCAGAAATTTTTGCACTTGTTATTGCGTTATCATCAATTTGTGCTGTAGCAATAGTTCCACCTAAAGTGTTTAATGCTATTTCATTTAAATTAGTTCCATCAGAATAAGCAGCTACGATTTTTGCTTCGCCTGCAGTAAAACCTGTTCCTGAAACTGTTTTGATTGTTAAATTAGTTACACCTGTTACAGCAGATAAATCAATAACATAAAATTTTTCAATTCCATCTGGAATAGTTACAGTTGATGCAGTTGTTAAAGTTCCTGTAAATTTAAGAACCATGTTTCTTGCATTAGAGATAGCTTTATCTGTCATTGCAAGATCAACAGTTCCACCATCAGAAAGTGCTACTGATTCAAAACCTGCTATTGCTTGTTGAATTAAATTTAAGTTGTTGTTTGTATTATCACCCCATGTACCAGCGTTTTCGCCAGTGACCATTAGTTCGAGTTTTAGATCTGTTGAATAACTAGATGCCATAAATTTTGTCTCCTAAATAATTATAATATTACCTTAATCATGCAGCTAAATCAACCTCTGTCCATACATTAGTAACGCCAGGATTAACTTCTTGCCATGAAGTTACCGCTACAGAACCTACAGAAATACTAGCTGAAATTCCTGTAACAGATATGTTAGCAACTCCAACCACTGTAACTGAACCCACAGAACCTGTCAATTCTATGCCTGTAACAGGGTATTTAGATGCCTGTTCTGCTTGACCTGCGGTAGCCGTTAATTCTTGTCCTGTTACAGGTTCAATAGTAGACTGAATTAAAGATATGTCTCCTATAGTCATTGAAGCCAAAATACCAGTAACAGGTACATCAAGTCTTGGTTCTGGAATTACTTGGCCTATTGTACTTGTTAATTCGATACCTGTTACATCTACTGTAGCTGTGCCCGTAACATCTGTAATAGTTCCAATTTCAGCATCTAACTGATCTTCAGAAGCTAATACAAATAT